CGCTTTGTTTGCTATTTTCCCAACTACCTTTTGAATGAAATTCATTTATTGAATAAATATTGGACAAATGTATTAATAATTCTTTTCATATTCGCAAATTTCGTTAAAATAATTCATTTTAAGCACCACCAATGGCTAATGTGGATACTGGTACAAGGTAATCAAATCCGTAACGTGCAGGGTCTATTTGATGGTTATAAGCATCAATAGGTGTTTCTGATTTCTTATCGTGCCAAATATAATTCCTTAACTCTTTGATGAGGTTTAAACTATCAGCAGTTACAATTATTTGATAGTCTTGCATTCGCTTGATTCCATTTCTCACACTATCCTTACCCTTTTGCGCTGGCATTACGTTAAAATTGCGTTGCCTTAAATCGTTTATAGTTCTTGGGTCAGCAGAATCAGCAACGATGATGCTATTGATGGGGTTTACTCTTAACCTCAACGATTCACTTAATTGCTCGGTGCTATTGCCAGTCTTATACATACACTCCTGCAAGTATATTACTCTCCTCTTCTTATCAACTGCTATTTTAATCAATGAATCTGGGTCATTACTGAATCCAAAATCCAACCCATAAACGTGCGGTAAACTCTCATCGAATTCACCGATTTCCCAATTTTGAAAAATTGCGCCTTGCAATGTGCCAACTTCACCATCAATGTACACTCTGCACCAATTATGCCAGTATTCATTTTTGATGTTCTTTGGGTCTGTTTTATCACCTAATGGATTGTGATAAGCCTTACCTAACTTAATATTCAACTCTGAAAGTATTTCTGGAGGAATTGCTTCATTGTCTTTGTAGGTCAATAAAAGAAATTCAGAATCCTCTTCAGTCAATATTTCATCGTGTACCCAAAATTGTCTATCTGGATTGTAATCAATCCAAATGGTGTTGCTTCTGGTTATTAGCGCATCAGCAATGTCATAGTCAATGTGGTTTGCTTCATTCAAGAATAACACATCCCTTTTTCCTGCTGCTTTGGCTTTACCGACTGAATCGAAAGCAGTAAATTGAACTATTGCACCATTTGAGAATTTGTATTCCATCGGGTTGCTTCTCCAATGGTCTTCAATCCAACGATTTGTATCAAACATAGTGTCTTGAAATATCTTTACCGCTCCATTCCTTACTGCTGGAATTGATTCAGCGACTACTGTGATGAGGTGTCTTGGGTTTTTAGTTGCATAATCAATGACCGCAACTGGAATGATGCCAAAGGTCTTCCCTGCACTTGTACCACCTTGTACAACACGCTTTCGGGCTTTCATAGCCAATAGTTTGTTTATGGCGGTTGTTCTGCGAAACATCTTTAATTGAACAATGGTTGCTCACCTACCACCTTAACTTCACTTTTCGCAGGCGCATAATCACCGCCCATCTTGTTTAGTTCTGCTATGGCTGCTCTTCTTTCCCCAAACGATGGTTTGACTAATAGTGTTACTATGCCACTTGGAGTGCTTACTTCTTCTTCAATGCTTAACTCACCTCTTAATATTTTGGTCAACATTTGCATACGTTCTGCTGCATCGGCAATTGAACCATCGGCAATATCTTGAGCAGCCTTTTCATTTGCCATTGCAACTATCTTTTTGTTTTCTGATTGCAGTTCGGAAATGTAAGACTTAATTTTATCCGTTTTAAGCAATCTTGATGATGCTGCCTTACTTGTACCTTGTTTAGCAATAGTAAATGCAATAGAATAAGAATCTGTAGCATTTTTACCACTAACAAACAACTTGCAAAACTCCTTTTGTTTCTCGGTTAACATTTGGTTATATGTTGGTTAACAATTGTTCACAAAGATAAGTATTATTTTAATATGCTCAATATTAGCCTCTGAAACTCCTCCAAAGACCTTACAATATGATATTGAAAACCATTGCTCCTAACTAATGCTTCCCACTCACGTTGCCCAACTGATTGCACACCATCAGATGTTTTAAATTCAATCATAAACGCAGTTGATTGGTAATATAGCACCATATCAGACCGACCAGCAATAAGACCTTTTGCCTTGTTTCTTGCACCATCTATTTTATTTTTGCTATTGTTGAGGTTATAGCATAGCAAACCACGCATAGTGGGATAGGTGTTGTGAAACCAAACGTAACAATCTTGGTGTAGCTTATCTTCTGAACACATTGAATCTATCTCTGTTAAAATGTAACCAACCTTTTTTATATCCCATTAGACCTACAAACTCCATTGCATCATCAATATCAGTCATTTGATGCAATATGTATGCTGGTTTAACAAGACCAGCCTTGCACATAGCTACTCTCTCTATATTACTTCTTTTCATAGCCAAAGAATTTAATTTTGGCTTTGGCAAAAGTACTAATTCTGCCATTTCATTTTGCGTTCTTGTTTTCGGTTTGTAAATATAACCACAAAACTTACATTCAACTGAACGTGCAGGGATAAGTGCCTCACATTGTTTGCAAGACTTCATTGGTTCTGCTTTCTTATTTTCTTTTTCCTTTTTTTCTAAACTCCAGTATCTATTTTGCTCCCAATATCCGTGCCTTGAAACATTGTTTCCAAAGTCAAGAATAGTAAACTTTGACTTTGTTGGTGTTACTCTGCTACCTCTTCCACACATTTGCAAAAATAGTGGTAGTGATGTTGTTGCTCGGTAAAGAATAACTACTTCGATATCTGGCTGGTCATATCCAGCGTTTAATATTCCGCAATTGCAAATTACTGCATTAGGTGTGTTTGCAAACCATTCAAGAATGCTAATGCGCTCATTTTCGGGAGTATTCCCATCAATATGCTTTGCTTTGATGCCATTGCAATTAAATTGAAAGCAAACCTGCTTTGAAGAATTAACATTTGATGCAAAAAGTATTGCTTTTTTATTTGGTGTTAGCCTCTTATAATTAGTAACAACACCTTCGTAAGTTTTGTTTTCTTCATAATACTTTTCAGTATCGTAGTCATCACCTCTTCGCTTTAATTTCTTTAGGTCAATTTCAACTCCATAGGTTATTGAATCTGATAGGTAACCATCACGAATTAGGTCTGGTGTGTCTACATTTTGAATCATATCGGTGTAGAAATCACTTAAACTATTTTGCTTTCCTTTTCGATATGGTGTTGCGGTAGCACCTATTACATAACAATTAGGTGCAAAGTGTGGAAGCAATTTAGTGAAACTTTCCAAGTGTGCCTCATCAATAATAATCAATGTTCTTGATTGCAAAAAAAGTAGGTAATCTTCTATTCTTCGGTTAAATGTTTCAACCATCGAAACGTGAAGAGATAGAGAGAGGTCTGGTGTTGAATTGGCAGTAATTAACTCTGGTATTAATCCAAAATTTGCAAAGGTTTTTGATGATTGCTTGAGTAGTTCTGTCCGATGGGTAAATATTAGCACCCTGCCACCTTTTTCGATTGCATTTTTAACGATGTAAGTAAACATCACAGTTTTGCCAGAGCCAGTGGGGGCGCAAAGTATTACTCTCTTTTTGCCATTGGTAAATGAATGCTTAATGTTTGCAACCAATGTCTGTTGGTAATCTCTTAATTGTATCATTGAAAATTTGGTTTTTCTTCATTTCTTAAATCTTCCCACATTTGAGATTCATTCTCAATGGTAAACCATCTGCCTATTGGTGTTGAATTACCTTCAGCATATTTATAGTCATAAAATGTGCAATAGTTTTCAAGCCATTGTTTAAATTTCTTTTGGGATAACCACTTCTTAAAATCTTGATACTCTTCAAGAAACTCGTTATACTTATCACGCTTGGAAAGTCTATCGTTAAAGCTAAATACTTCGTGTGTTTTTGTCCATTCGTAGAATTCAAAAGATGTGTTCTTTATAAATTTGCGTGTGTGAATGTTTCCAAATTCAGCAGATACCAAACCTTTGTTGAGGTAATATTGGGCGCATTGAATCATATAATTATCAAATCTGCTCCACTCATCATCATCCCACTCATCGAATAGTAGTTTGCCAAACTTCATTAATGGAGTGTTAGCAGCATTAAAGTAATCAGATAATTCAACCTCAAATTTTCTGCGTTCAAAACTTCCTCCAACACCGCCAACTGTATAGTTAGTAGTGATGATTATTTTCGGTGACTTTTGCACTGGCAATTTGATTGCATCCTGCCCTTTGTATTCGATGGTTATTCCTTCAGTAATCAAAGAAAATAAACGCTCAAAATCAAAGTTCTTTTTAACATCATCGAAAACTAATAATTGACAATCAGTTGATACTGTTTGGTAAGGAAATGATTTGTTAAAATCAAATGTTTTACCATCAATACTGCTAACCTTTTTCAAGTGACTTAAAGCATTGCAAAATAAGCCTTTACCGCTTCCACCATTGGGATTTTCGCTTATTACACTATCGTTCAAAATTACTGCTTTATTATTAGCGGATGTCTTAAACGAATGCATAAGGTAGCCTATAACTGATTTAAAGGTGTTATACTTTTGTTTATTTTCCCCTGCAATATACCATATAAAACTTCTATATTCGGAATTGTGATGGTCTTTAATGGCAAAATCTCTATCAATGATTTGGTTTTTCCAAACGTAACCATCAACATCAAGGTAGTCAATAGTTTCAAAGCTATCTTTTGTAATTTTAACAACACAATTTTTGTAATAAAGAAATATCTCATCTTGCGTATCCTCTTTAATCTTAATGTTGGCAGATGCAAGTAAACCAAGAAAATCAATGTTAAATGCTTTCGTTGATGATGCCATTGAATCGTACGGAGAATAGCCAATATCTTTGCGCTCCATTAAATTGTTAAGCACATAATCCTTTATTCTTTTTTCATTAGTTTCTTCGACTTGGTTTTGGTCAATTTGAATAAAAGTAAATGTTTTGCTTTCCGTTGGGAAAAATTTAGAAAAGTTGTTGTTCTCCAGCCAAAACTTATACTTATGTGGTGACAATTTAAATTTGCCTTTATCATCGAATGACCAGTAATCTTCAACATCAATATTTTCTCTTATTGTTTCTGATGCCTCATTAATTTTTTCGGGGTCAACATCTGGCAATAGTTTAATTATTTCTTTCGCAGATTTTCCCTGCCTAACTTGTTTCTCAATCTTAAACTTAATGGCATTATCCTCAAAAAATCTTGTTCCGTGAACTTCAGACTTTTTATAGGCTGATTTGCATAAGGTTTCAATTTCAGATAACGTGAAATCACTTTCTTGAAATTCGTTAAGCACATTCAATGCTTCGTGTTTATCTATCCCAAAGCAATTCAATGCCATTGCTAACTTGAATAGGTTTGTATTCCTGCTACCTTTAGTGTTGCCATACTTTTTCTTCCACCAAGTTAAAAGGTTTGAAATTATTCGGTTATCAGAATTGATTGCAAATATTGGGGTGATTGTGCCTATGTCACTATACTCTGGTTCTTCAACTTCGTTATAAATTAATGCGTTTGGGTTAATGTAGATGTTAGGGTCATAGCTTTCGTAGCACAATCTACTAATATTACTACTGCTAACATCAAAATAATCTGAATCAAAATAGTTCTTTAGAGAATCAAAATAACCTTTGTAGTTTGATGCACCATCTAAAGGTATCTTAATTATCAATTTAAAGCCATTTCCACGAGGCGAAATAAACATTGCGAACACATACTCATTATCACGCAAAGAATCCATTAGCGCAATCATTTCTGCCTTATCTTTGAACTTATCAAAATCTAATGGCATCAAACCGCTAAATTGCTTTATGCCTTTATCATTTCGTTCTTTGAAAACACCTTGAAAATTGATTGCAGGTAACTCTTTT